TCTACAAGAATAAAAGGTGTAACCAACTGATCTAATTTTTCGTCATTGCTAACATCAATATCAACCGTAGCAAGTACTCCAGACATATCAATATCTTTTTGTGGATATGAATAAGTAAAATTACTACTATATGCTATTGGTTTTTCAATTCTGTGGTCATGAATAGATTCTCTACCAGATTCAAAAGTAAAATCAGTTTGATTACCAGCACCACTATTTGCTAATCTTAGCGCATTATCTTTACCGCCTTCTCCACCTACTTGATGACTAGTACTATAGTTTAAATATGTTTGATTTGCCCGATGAAGATGTCCCTGAAAATTTTCAATATTTAATTCAGTTTCAGAAGTATTTCGGTCTAATCTATATCTAGGATTGCCCAACATATTGAGTGTCCCACTAGCAGTAACACGAGCAGATCCTACATAATTCGCACTAATTTGACTGCCAAAATTACTGATAACTTCAATTTGTGGTCCGACTCTATTTGTTGCAGCAGCATTTAAATCTTCCCTGTCCACAAAATCATTATTATATGCTCCAGTTCCTCTACCACCAATAATTACCTTAGATCCCAAATCAGGCAATTGAAACTGCCCCAAATCGCTAATAGAAGGATCAGCGTTTCTAACCTGTGAAATTTCTCTTTTAAACCTGCACTGATCTCCAACACCAAGAACTCTAGATAATGCCAAAAAATCTTTTGCTAATAAAACAGACCCATCACACTTCAAATACCCTGCTGGAATATTGTCTTTGAATTGAGCAGTAGTGGGGTCATTGGATGAAGAAATTGCGGGAGTAGTGTGTACTAGTATACTACCAACACATCCTCCATATTTTGATCTTTCGTATGTGTAATTTGCCATTTTAGTATGCTCGGATGATGTATATACATGTCATAGACGGTTGACTAGTGTTCATACTAATCTGTAGTGCTGCAACATTTGAAGCATTATCAAGATTAGTAGTGGCGGGAATATTAACATCAGCAACCAATGTGGACTGTGGTTTTAAACTATTTTGATCAAACAAAACTGTAATTGGTTCGTGATCATGAGCATCAACATTTGATTGTGCGCCACCACCGGTATCAGTAACAAAACTAGATCCAGGATTACTTAGTAATGTGCCATAGTTTCCAGCAGCTGGCACATCTTCGTAATAATTAGTAAATCCTGAAGGAATATTAGTATTACCACCACCAGACGCAAAAGGAACCGAATTAGCTCCACTGCCGCCCAAGACAGGATAATCATAATTCACAGCTTGAGCAAGAGAAGTTTGAGTAACTCTTTGTGGTGATAAGTTAATAGGTGGATTTTCACCACTAACTCTCATAACAGTTCTTCCTGGGTCTCCACTACCAAATCCACTAAAACTACCAAAAGATCCCCAGTTGCCAGATCCAGCTAACTCAACACCGTCTTTTGTAAATCCTTCGTGTCCAAGTCGAACAGAGTCAACAACACCATCATCAAATCTACTACCAAAAAATGATGGCGCTTCATCAATAGCAGCATAATTAAATGTTGCCGTTATATTATCATAAGGTATAACACCTAATCCAGGTCTTCGATTTGTTTCTGTTCCAGAACTACCTAGACCTCCAGCTACAGTTTCATAAATTCCACTGTGACCATGTGCTCTAACGTGAGTATGTCCTAATTTTCTACCACCAATAAATATAGATTTTTCCCCTTCACCATCTATAATACTATTACCTCTAACATTTCCAGAATATCCAGTTCTCTCATTTAATGTGAAAACTACATCAGTATATACATTATTCCAAGCAGCGTTGACTCCATTATCAGTATTTTGTCCAATATATGGAGAAATTAAATTACCAGCATCAGGATCATTATCTCTGCTAGCAGTTAATGATCCAAAATAAGATTGTTCAATGTCCATCAACATTTTACCACCAACTAAATCAGGTAGTGTAAAATTGCCAGTATATGCTGGAAATCCTCCTCCTAAATTAGTCGTTCCAGAATTATAAGTATCCCCAATTGCTTGCACAAGTAAAGGATACTCATTTGCTGGTGGTTGAGTTCCATCACAAATAATCCAACCTTTTGGTATATTACTGACAGGTCCAGACCATGGCATGATGGTGCCAATAACGGCACCTTTCATGGTTCTTGTTTCTTGATAGAAAGGCATTTTCTTATACGTCCATTAAGTACCAACCCGCAAGGGATGAAGGCACACCAGGTTGACCACCAGGCGCAGATGTTGCAGCATAAACTAATCCGAACGAAGCATTTGGTGTTTGTACAACTAGTTCACCACCATTATAACCAGCAAAGTCAGAAGGTGCCACACCAGACAATACCGATATTCCAGTATTTGTTATTTCACCTTGGACTTCTACATTATCAGGTGCTCTAATGACCATCGTTTGGTTGTATGTGAGACTACCACTTATATCTATAATGCGAATCATATCACCCATTTGAGCATTACCTGGTAGTCTAACTAATGTGTTTCCATTACAGTTAATAAAGTAATTTACATTAGCTGCTACATCTACTGTTGTATCAGCAGAATATAACCACTTTCGACCACCAGTGCTAGTAATATAATTTTCAATTTGAGCAACTTTCAATGATCCATTATCAGAAACTTGGAAGATGCTATTGCCATCTGTGTTTGTAATTTCAAACTTAGAATCAATTGCTCCTCTTCCAACCCCCTCTTGGAACTCAAGGTTAATTCCACCATCAACATCAAGTGATCCACCAAATGTAGATACTCCTGTTCCTAAAGCAGAGAAAGAACCGTATACAGTGAAGTCTCCAGAAGAGTTATCAAATGTCAAGCGTGGAGTAGTGCCATCAGTTCCAAAGAAGTTCATGTCACCACCGTTGATCGTTAGATCGCCAGTTGCAGTATCAACTTGTAAAGTTGTTCTAGCAGGAACACCACCAGCACCACCATCAGTAATGGTGAAGAACTGCTGATTTAGAATTGTGGAACCATTAATAGTAAGAGTATTTTCTGTAGTTAGAGTTCCGGCAACAGTAGTGTTTCCAGTAACGCTATCAATGGTAAACTTATTAAATCCAACACCAACTCCAACATCACCCAAAATAGTAGTATTGCCAGTTGTAGACTCTACTTTAAATACGTCAACAGCAGGAGCTCCGCCATCATTAACAATTAGAGATTGTGGAGAGGTTGAAATTAAACTTTCAATAGCAACAAATTCTGATTGAGATAATCTAATAAGATCAGCAGTAGTTAAAGTACCACCAAATTCAGCAATACCGATTCTTACATTACCAGTTCCACTTCCAATACCAGATAATGGTTCGTCTAGTTGATCATCGTTATTAAGGTCAGAACCAGTAATATAGGAAGCATTTGCCTGCTTATCAAGTTTAGCAATAGTGCAACCATCAGGATGATTGGTGCTAACAGTTGTTCCTTCTTGTCCTCTACTAACAATCAATCTATATCCATTAATATCAGATGGATTAGCAACGTTAGCAATACCAGTAATACGAACAATTTCACTTTGAGATTCATCTCTCAATCCAGTTACGATATTTGCTCCACTGCCAACACTATCAGGAGAGAAAGGATTGCCTCTATCAATTAAGAGTAGATCGCCAACTTGGAAGTCAGTAATAGAAGGAGTGGTAATTGGTAGATAGTAGTTATTACCAACAGAGTTAACTCCATTTACTTGGAACGTAAGATCTCCACCGCCACCGCCACCTAACTGAGAATCAGTGATGGTGATATTTTCATCATTAGAATATCCTTCACCAGGACTTTCAATTGTAATATCAATAGTGAAATCAAATCTAACAAGAACTGTGAAACTTGCTCCAATACCAGCACCATCAGAAGTGCCCTCAAGGAAGTTATAAGTTCCAGGTGTTCTACTTGTAGATCCATTATTAACAATGTTATCAATAGCAGAAATTTGACCACCTGAAACTAAGAATGTATTTGATCCCCAAGAAGAAACACCTGCGGTATCAATTAATCTACCTGTAGTTTGATATTTGTAGAAGTCAATATTTGGATTATCGACGCCACCAACTTGATGTCCGACAATAGTAGTTCCAAATCTACCTCTTACAACTTCAATAATACCAGCGTTTAAACCACCGTCCAATCTGATATTACCTTCAACGATTGCAGAAGCAAGAACATTCAATGTGTTTCTAACAGTGGTTGTTCCACCAGTAGAACCTAAAGTAAATGTAGTTGCGTTGGTAGCAAGATTAACCGTGTTAGTTTGATCTCCATCAAAGAGATTAACAACTCTTGTTTGTGTGAACAGTCTAGAACTGCTAGTTCCAGCACCATATCCAGTACCAATCTCAAGATTGCCAGCAAGTCCAGTGTAGAATGTTTCAATCTTAACGGAAGAAGATGTATCTGCCTGTGTTGCCCATGCTCCACCCAAAGTGATGTTACATGTAGATGCCACATCATTAGCAACAGTAGCAATATCTAATGTTGCTGATTGAGCATTTCTAAGAACCTTAAGAGTTCCATTCGTAGCAGACTCACCAATAAGTGCGGTGAAGTTACCAGAAGAATTACCAATGTTAATTGATTGATTAGCACTGGTGTTATTCATCAGATTAAGAATCTGACCATCACCAGCCCAATTCAGAACATTAGCATTCTGATTGATGAAGTTGAATGCGTTGTTTGTAGTTGTAAGGTCACCATCATTAACTTCAAGATCACCAGTAACCTCTAGATTCTCGTGAATTCTAGCATCACCAACGACAACAAATGTCTTATCAAGACTCTTATATGGGTTGACTACATCATTGATGGCAGTGTTAATGCCAACTCTACCATTATTGGTAGTCATCACTCTGAATGTAGCATTATCACTAGGATTGTCACTATCACCACCAACCAAGAAGGCATCATCTTGATTAGTTTCTGTCTTAACAATAGATGTCTCAGTTAAGTAAGAATTAATTTTCTTACCACTGATGAATGTTGTTCCAACAATGTCCAAGTTAGCTCTTGGTAGAACTTGATCAGAACTGAATGCGTCTAAACAATCATCATGAGCAGATCTAGCAACAGTATTAATACCTAATTTATAGTCACCAATAGTTTCTGTATTCGCACGTAATACTTCACCGCCAACTACTCCATATTCCTTCCAGTTAGAATTGGAGAAGTCAACTGATGGTTCTGGCACACCAGGAGCAACATCAGTAACACCACCAGCTCCTCTCCAGGAAAGAGTTGAGATATTAACGTTAGTGTAAATCTGGAAGTGTACGTAATTATTTGTAGGACTAAATGCATCACCATTAGGACTAAAGATTGTCCAAGTGGAGTTAAGACTAGGATCAGAATAATTTCTAAATCTAATTTGAGATTCACTTGTAATTCCAATACCAGCATTAGTGACATCTACGCCAAACTCATCTTTGAAAGTAAGTTTAACTAGATTTGTGCCATCAAATTCAATACTAAAGATATTGTTAGTGGGAATTTGTGCGAAGTAGTTTGCATAAACCCAACCTAAAGACCCAGTTCTTCCAATTTGCTTTCCTTTTAGAAGAATATCACCAGGTTTAGCAGCAACACCGCTATAATCTACAAATTGAGAGGAAAGTAATCTACTACCACCAGACGCGATTGTAGCAGAGTTGTTTGGTGTGATATTAGAAGGAACACCAGAAGTGATATGAGTCTGAATTTGATACTTCTGACCCATTCCTCTTGCATTAAATCCAAATACAGCAGCGTCAACTCTGTTCTTACTAATTCTAACATCACCAGAATTTGGTGGTTGGAAATTAGTTCTATCTAAAGTCTCATCTTGCTCCTCTAAAGTAACAGGATCTACACTTGATACGTTAGAACGAACAGTGAAAGAATCTCTTACTTCAGTTAGATCATTATCCTGAACCGAAACGATTAGAGGAGACTGGAATACATTTTGCTGCGAACCATCACCACCAACAACTGTAATGTTCTGATTGAACGTTACAGGAGTATCGAATGATGTAACCAGGTTACCTACATCCTCATCTTCGTCCTCACTATCAGCAAGAACTGCTCTTTCTAAGAATGTCTCTTCACCGGTAATAGCATTAATCTTACGGTTACCAATGTAAAGATCACCGTTAGAGTTTAGACCTGTGTAGAAGACAATACCAGCGTCCTCTTTCTTACTTTGGGCGTAGAAGTCCTCAGTAGGTGATAAGACGATCTCCTGACGCGCAGGGAGACCAGTAGAGTAGTTTCCTGGACCGAATCCAAGATACTCAAACGTATGGTTACCAGCACGAGCAATAGAAGGTCTTCTAAGTTCAACATAGTAACGTTGATCAGAGACTACCGTGCTATCACCAACAATCGCAATTCTACGATCTTCAGAACCAGAGGTTGCATTACCAGTTTGTGCTTGGAGTTGATTATTTCCAGTAGAATATGTATTCTGTATGAATGCAGGTTGTAATACAAAATCCTGAACTAGTTCTTTTGTTACCGAGTTTTTGTAGTCATTAGTCGTAACAAGACCGTGAACATAGTTGTCAGCAGCAGAAATTGTAGCAGGAGGATCAAGCAACTGAGAAGCAAGATTAAGTTCTTGTGTTGATGTGCCTGCTTTCTGGAACCAAAGAGGATCGTTCTTATAGTTAAGAGGATACAGACTGCTAACTGGTTGAGAGAAGTTAAACTTCTTGAAGTTTTCAGCAACACCAGCACCAGTTGGGAATGGTGAAATATTACCACGTAAGCAACTTAAGTAATAGATACCGTCTTGCTGACCAGCAATTCTACGCTGTAAAGTTTCGTAACTAAAGACATAGAATGTATCTTCGATAATTCCAGCATCTTCAACACTCTCGACATAATATTCAATACCAGCGTCATCTTGAATACGATCACCAGGAGTGATAGTATAAACGTTAGCGCCGTTTTGCTTGTAATAATACTCAGGATATTTTTTCGCGATTAGTGTTTTTAGAGGTAGCGATTTGCCATAATCCTGATCATTAAGCATGTCAGCAAAAACACTACCCTGAGTGAATCTGGTATTAGTGTACTCTGAGTACTCTAATTTTCCGCCGCGAATATTTTTCAGAATTAGGTAATGCAGTCCACCAATTGTGTAATAGGCATGAATATTAGCAAGACCAGAAGAGTTTCCAGTCCATTCAATCTGATTAGCAACAATGCTAGCAGTTTTATTAACTACAAATGATCCACCTTGAGGTGCGTTAATCTGAACTGTAGTAAACGATTCGTTTCGTAGACCAGGGAAATTGAGTGTATCGATACCATGATCAAATACAGTCAACTCAAGATAGTTAATTGTTGGATCTAACTGATCTTCTACATAACGACCAGATTGGATAGTTGCTTGGATACCAGAAGAGAACTTAGCAAAAGCACGATATTCAATACCCTGTCCTGTTTGATCTTTCTTATATGGATCGTATGAGTTTTCCGTATTTAATCCAGCAGTACTGAAATCAGTATCAGTAAATCCAATAAATTCAGCAGGTTGTACTGGGTTGCTAAAACGAGCACCAAATACTGTTCCAGCAACGGGTTTTAGGAGAAGTTTTTGTGGTACTAACTTACGTGTGTCATCAGTTCTTGTCTTGATAACAAATCCATTGATAGGATCTCTTGCATTCTCAAGATACTTAGGAATAACATAACGTAGTTTATATGTTCTGTCATTTGCTTCACGCTCATCTTCTAGACGAGTGAACCACATATCTGTAGATCTTGGACGATCTGATAGATCTTGCTGCTTGATTCTCCAGAAAATATTTTCGTCTCTAATTGACTGTGGAACAGTAGTTGATCCTTCATCCTTACAGTTAACGAACCACTTACCGGTAGTGATGAGACCATTACTAAATCCGGGATCATATTTTACAGGACTTCTGCGCTTGTTCGAGAAGATTCTAAACCCAGAACTTTGACCTGCTGTAAATGTAATTGGGAATACATTATTAATAGCATCAGCATGAGTCTTGTGAATCGTAAAGACTCGATCATTCTGATAACGAGCAAAGAATGACTTGTTAGGATTAATCTTACCAAAGTTAGCATCTGTTATATCAGTTACTGCTACGTCGCTATCGTTAGCATACGTTGTAGAAACATCTGGAAGAACTTCTCCATCAAATGCTCTAATGAATACCTCATGAGGTGTTACAGAAGAGAATGGAACGTCAAAGACATGTGATACTTCAGTTTCAATACCAGCGTTAACAGTATTAGTTAACTTAGCTTTGTATGTGTGTAGGTCATACTTCTCATCAAGAATGAACTGATAGATATCAATTTCAACATTAGCATCAATAGACTCAGATTCAGAAGCATAGATGTAAATACCTGCTGCAGCATTCTCTTTAGAAGTTGCTAGCATCAGTTTAGTCTGATCACTACCATTGAAGAATGTAGTGGTAGAATAATTTTCTGGTTGTGTTCTTCTGCCAGGAGCAATTACATAGTAAGTTTTGTTAGTCTCAAAACCATTAGGTAGTCTGACGAGACGCTTATCTACTTCAACATATTTACCAGAAGCAACGTCAAAACGTGGACGTGGGACTAATCTAACTGGTGTTCCAGTTTCAAAGTTATGTGGATTAGAAGCACCAACACCAGAAGTGTTGATTGTAAATACCGTTGCTCTAGACGCAAAGAGTGAAACACTAGCAGTTTGCTCTTCTCTGTCAACTGATCCCACACCACTGTTAATAACAGTAGTAATGTTACCAATCAAAGTGGTAATAGCATCAGCAGTTCCAGAACACTCAATACCAGGTGTGGTGTCTACCAGCACATCAGGAGTAGGAACAGAACCAGATGGTCCAACAATTACTGTCTTGGGTAAAGTATCTGCCCACTGACCTTTTTCAAAGGTAAAGTATAAACCAAGTCCGTTGCTATTGGTTTGTTGTGCGTTGATAGTATTGCCAAAATCAAATCTTGAATTTTGAACTCCAAGTTCAATTTCAGTGCTACTTACAATTCTCTTGACATATGCGTTCTCTTGAATTGTAGAAGAAACTGGGGGAGATCCAGGAGTAAGAAGACCATCAACAATATTATTGCTGTTATACTCAACTACTCGCATACCGATTAGAATACCGCGAGTATCATTAACTTCAACAATCGCACTGCCAGCAGTTGTACTACAACCCTCAACCCAAACATCAAAGTTTCTCATGGCAGCAGTTGCTACCTGACCAACATAGTTCCATGCGTCAAGAGTTTCAGTCTTCTCACCATCGATGTAAGTTAGGTTGTTGCCAACATAGTATGCTTCACCTGCCTGTACCGAGTTAATGTTACCACCTAGTCTTAGGTCGTTAACAACAGCGTCAACAATATATGAAACGTCACGATAACACTTAGATTGTTCAGCATCTGTAGTAAATCCACCTCTCGTTACAACGGGTAGAGTTGTTAGTGAAGTTACAGAGAAAGCATCATCAGCAATATCAAATAGAGTTTCAATAGATCCACGAACGTTAGCACAATCCCACTCACCTTGATCTAGTGGAGGAAGACTGTCTAGATTACCAGCAGCAGTTGTATCACAAATAATTTCAACTAAAGTATTAACAGTAGATAGAACATCAGAACAATTACCTGCTACATATCCACCTGGTTGTGGCAGAACACTACTTGTGCTTGGTTGTGCTGGAGCAGTTCTTGTGATACCACTGATACTACCAACACCAGCATCTGTTCCAATTGCTTGAATGATAGTGTCTAGATTAGTGGTTGTTGCGTTGATAGCATCAACACAAGCAGGTGTATCCCAATCAGTAACAATGTTGTTGTCAATTACCTGAGTTTCTAAGTTGGCAGACTTAGGAGTAATAGATGTGTTTCTGAGAACATCAGCAATAAGGTCTCTGGCAGCAGTAAATACAGCAGCTGCTTCATCACGCTCAGGGTCTAGGAATGTCGCAGCAGCAACACCATAACTTACACAATCATTTGTTGCAGAAACAAATGTATGAGCAGATTGTGGGTTATGTTGTACAGCACCAGCAGCAGCACTTACGAATGTATGTGGAACACCAGCAGCAGATCCAGCATTACCAACGTTAACCGTAATAGTAGTTGCTGTTGTTGCTGTAATTGGAATAGACTTACCTGCCCAAGGATCTTGACCAGGACGTGGATAAGTATGCTGAGTTGCATTAGCATCTTGATCACATGTAAAGGTGAATGAATTGTCAGCAAGAATAACACCTTCAGTAACACTCAATGAATGATTACCAATGGTGATTTCCATATCACCTGTCGTGGAATTGTATACTGCGTTGGTTGGATTGAAACTCTCGTTAGCACCAGAAGCACCAACATTAACAGTTACTGTAGAAGCATCTGCTGCAGTGATTACCATCCACTGACCAGCATAAGGATCATCAGCACTTGGTGATGCGTGTTGTGTCTGATTACCATCCATGGAACATGTAAAGATGACACTTCCAGTATCAACTCTAATGTATCCACCCTGTGTCATATCATGACCAGGAAT